AGAGATTTTATGGTTATGCCACTGGTAAAGGCATAGATAAAAAAGGTAAAGCTGTTATGCCAGAACTTATGAAGCGTTCAGCAAGATTTTATAATACATCTGCAGGACCCCAAAAAATATCTCTTTCAGATCCAAAATTACCATACAAAAAAATTAGAAAAGACGAGTTTAAATATCCAGGTGAAAAAGGCAAAAAAATTACTAGCGAATATCATGAAGAAGCTGTTGATGAGGCTACAGCAAAAGCAGCAGACTTCAGCACTAGATTAATACCAGAGGGTGACCCAAGGTTGTATTTTGATGCGTTTGCTATTAAAGTAACCCCAATGATGAGAAGCACTCAAAAAACATATAAGGCTCTCGGAGGACTTGTAGTAGATATGTTTAAACCAATAAGGTACAATTAAATATGGCTATTGAGAAAAACGAAGAAATAATCGAAGATACAAAAGTTACAGAAGAAGTCCAAGAACAACCCGATGGATTACCAGTTGATGTGACTGTTGAAGGTGAAGAAGAGGTCGTTGAAGAAAGACCTCAGGATGATTTTAATGCTAACCTAGCTGAAGCGATGGATGCTCGTACTCTGAAAGACATGGGTATGGAGCTTATTCAGGAATATAAAAAAGACAAAGCTTCAAGAAAAGAATGGGAGGATGCATATATCAAAGGTTTAGATTTATTAGGAACAAAGTACCAAGAGGTTACAAAACCTTTCAAAGGTGCAAGTGGTGTTACACACCCATTACTAGCTGAGTCTGTTACACAATTCCAAGCACAGGCTTATAAAGAATTAATCCCATCTGATGGCCCAGTAAGAACTCAAGTTGTTGGATTACAAACTCCACAAGTAGAGCAACAGGCTGATCGTGTAAAAGAGTATATGAATTTTTTACTTATGGAAGAGATGGAAGAGTACACGACTGATATGGATCAAATGTTATTCTACTTACCATTATCAGGTAGTACATTCAAAAAAATTTATTACGATGCTATGCTAAACAGACCAGTGTCTAAATTTATACCTGCTGAAGATTTAGTTGTGCCTTACTACGCATCTGATCTAAAAGATTGTGAGAGAATCACTCATGTATTTAAAATGACATCCAATGAAGTAAACAAAAAAATGGCTGCAGGTTTCTATAGAGATATTGAACTCATAGATTCAAACACTGAACCAGATCAAGTTAGAAAAAAATTAGATGAGCTTGAGGGTGTAAAGGGTACGGGTCCAGATTATTTACATACAATACTAGAAATGCATGTAGATTTAAATTTAGAGGACTATGAAGATTTTGATGACAAAGCAAAAAAAATAAAAATTCCTTACATAGTAACTATTGATGAAGGGTCAGGAGAAGTTTTATCTATTTATAGAAACTACAAACCTAACGATATTTCATACACACGAATAGAATATTTTGTACATTACAAATTTTTACCAGGATTAGGCTTTTATGGTTTTGGTTTAACACATATGATTGGTGGTTTGAGTAGAGCAGCTACACAATCACTAAGACAATTGATCGATGCAGGTACTTTAAAAAATTTACCAGCAGGATTTAAGTCTAGAGGTATAAGAGTTAGAGATGATGACCAACCAATACAACCTGGAGAGTTTAGAGATGTCGATGCACCAGGCGGAAACATAAGAGATCAGTTTTTTAATTTACCATTTACTGAACCATCAACAACATTATTCCAATTATTGGGCTTTGTAGTACAAGCAGGACAAAAATTTGCAGCGATTACAGACTCAAACATAGGTAATGATGTTCAAAATAGGGCAGTAGGAACCACAATTGCTCTTATGGAGAGAGGTTCTCGTGTGATGAGTGGTGTTCACAAGCGTTGTTACTACGCAATGAGGCTAGAATTTAAAATTTTAGCAAAAATTTGTGCAGATTCACTGCCACCAGAGTATCCATATGATGTTTATGGTGGCCCAAGACAAATTAAACAGTCAGATTTTGATGAAAGAGTTGATATTTTACCTGTTGCAGACCCAAATATCATGTCTATGGCTCAAAGAGTTACACTTGCACAGACTCAATTACAAATTGCTAGTTCAAATCCACAAATTCATAACATTCATGAAGCCTACAGGAGGGTTTATGAAGCGTTAGGCACAAAACAAATTGAGGGATTACTAAAACCTGCACCAAAACAACCAGAACCACTTGATCCTGCTAAAGAAAATGCAAGAGCGTTACAAATGCAGTTGCTAACTGCGTTTGAATTCCAAGATCATGACGCTCACATAGCTGCACACATGGCATTTATGGCTTCAAGAATGGTTCAGATCAATCCGCAGGTATATGCTTTAATGCAATCACATATATCTGATCACATTTCATTCAAAGCTAAGGCAGAAGTTAGAGCTATGATGGCACAAGACCCACAAATGCAGCAGATGGCACAACAAGATCCAGAACAAGCTGAAATTATGTTTGAATCTGAAGTTGCAAAAGTTGCTGCAAGAATTACACAAGAGCTTGTACAAACTGAACAGATGACTAACGCTGCAAAACAAGATCCATTAGTCAGAATCAAGCAACAAGAGGTTGATTTAAAAGCTATGGACATGCAAAGAAAAGCAGAAGAGGTTCAATTCAAACAATTACAAGAAAATCAAAGATCTGCTGATAGATTAGCATTTGATTATGATAGACTTGCAACACAAGACCAACAATCTGATGAAAGATTAGAAATAGCGAGACAAAAACTTGAAAAAAAATAAAGATCCAAAAATAGGAACAGGTAAAAAACCAAAAGGTTCAGGAAGGAGATTGTATACTGATGAAAATCCAAGAGATACTGTACGTATTAAATTCGCAACACCGACAGATGCAAGGCAAACTGTATCTAAAGTCAAGCGAATTAACAAACCTTTTGCTAGAAAGATACAAATCTTAACTGTTGGTGAACAACGAGCTAAGGTCATGGGAAAAACACAAGTAGCATCAATTTTTAAGGCAGGGAAAAATGCAATTAGGCAAAAAAGATCGTAAAGGACTAAGCGGTGGGAAAAAATACGGACCACCTCCAACAAAAGGCCCGAATCCACAGGGTTTAAAGAGCGGAGGGTGTCCACATAGGGAACCAGGAGCGAAATCTGATATCAAAGGAATTAAAAACATACAAACATCCGGTAAGAAATTTATCGGACTACGATAATCTCTCTCAGAAAGAAAAAATTATTTTTCTTGCAGGGGTTTTTGATGGAGAGGGTTGTTTTGGAATTTGGTCCAAATTAAAACAACAAAGATACCTTGCATGTTCAGTAGAAACCACAGATAAAGATATGGTAAAGCGATTTCATACCATGTATGGAGGTGCTTTTTATCTTGTTCCAAAAAGACAAGCACATCATAAGGATTCTTGGAGATGGAAGATCTGGGGCAAAGGGGCTTTAAAATCTTTAGAAGAGATGATAAGTTATATGTGTAAAAGAAGACAGGAGAAATTTAAAAATGTGGTTGAGTGCCTTAAAATTAGCAATTAGTACAGGAAGTAAAATTTACGCTAATAAGCAAAGAACAAAAATGGCAATGTCCGAAGCACAACTTTTACATGCTGATCGTATGGCACGAGGTGAGGAGCAATACCAGGGAAAGCTTTTAGAGGCTCGACAATCAGATTGGAAGGACGAGGCAGTTTTGATAATTCTCAGTTTGCCCGTGTTGGTGTTGGCCTACGCAGTTATATCAGATGACCCATCTGCGATGGACAAAGTAAAATTGTTTTTCGAGATGTTCTCGCAGCTGCCGACCTGGTTTACAAATTTATGGATCCTTGTCGTGGCGAGTATTTATGGTATAAAGGGTACACAAATTTTTAGGAACGGAGGAAAAAAATAGATGACTAAATTATGTCCAAGAGGTAAAGCTGCAGCGAAAAGAAAATTCAAGGTATATCCGTCAGCATACGCTAACGCATATGCGAGTAAAATTTGTGCAGGTAAAATTAAAGATCCATCTGGTGTAAAGAGAAAAGATTTTAGAGGACCAAAACCAGCAGGTGCCAAAAAAGGTGCAATGATGATTATCATTGGTATTGGTAAAAAGAAAAAAGCTGATAAAAAAATGGGTGGTGGTTTAGCTGCTGCTACAGAAAAATTAAAAGCTAAGGGTTTGAAAAAAGGCGGTGGTGCAGATTACATGAACACTGTTAAAGCTAGAAAAAGAGGAAACCCTGGAATGACTGAACCAAAACCAAAATCTTTAAAAGAAAAAAATAAATTATCTGGCGGAGGAATGGCTAGAGGTGGTGGAGCTGCAATCAGAGGAAATAAATTCCAAGGAATTTTCTAATGTATAAAAGAGGAACTTGCTGGGAAGGTTATGTCCAGGCAGGAATGAAAAAAAAAGGGAATAAGATGGTTCCCAATTGTGTCCCTGCAGGTTCAAAAAAAATGAAAGAGGGTGGACTAACAAAATGGTTCAAACAAAAATGGGTGGATATAGGAGCAAAAAAACCTGGAGGAGGATTTAAGGAATGTGGAAGAAAATCTGCCAGTGGATCAAAAAGAAAGTATCCAAAATGCGTCCCTGCTGCCAAAGCAGCGAGTATGACAGAATCCCAGAGACGGAGTGCCGTTGCAAGGAAAAGAGCAGCCGGTAATACAGGACCTAAACCAACAAATGTAAGAACATAATGTGGAAGTGGATTAAAAAATTATTTACACCAAAAAGGATTCTACCTACAATTGATAAAGTTGCACCTAAATTGACAAAGGGTGATTTAAAAAAGTTAGTTAGGCAAGGTAAATTACAAGAAAAAGATATTTACGAAAGACACTAATTAAATTACAAAGCATCATGGAAATTCATGATGAATTCTTAGATAAAAAACTTTTCGAATCTATAAAACAATATTTATACAGCCCAGATTTTTCTTGGTATTACAATGAATTTGATACTCCAGAAAATGAAAAGTCTGATGGTTTTTTTACACACAATTTTATTAACGATGGAATAGTTGGTGATCAAAATTATTTTACTGCCATAGGTCCTATTTTTCAAAAATTAAATTGTAGATTCCCGTTACAGGCAAGAGCAAATTTAAATACTAGAAATGGTAAAATGGAATCTAACTTTCATGTAGATCAACCCAATACTAAAAATTTACATTATAAAATAGCATTATTATATTTTACAACTTGCAATGCACAAACATTAATTAAGACTCCAGATGGTCTTAAAAAGGTTGATTCTAAAGAAAACAGAGCTGTAGTTTTTAATGGTAACTTACTACACAGAACAATATATCAAACAGATAGTAAGATAAGAATTATATTAAACTTGAACTACATAGAGAATTAAAATATAAAACTTGCATGACAATAAGAGGGGACAGCACTGAATACGAATTTTTAAAAAAATGGTGTGAGACACTTCCTTTCTTTGAAAAACCAAAATCAGTTACAACTTGTGAAATAGGAGTTAGAGAGGGATTAGGCTCAAAATTAATTATGATGGGCATAAGAGAAAGAATAG